CGCTGCCTTCTTGTATTTGAACGCGCCAAAGCGATCCAACATGTTATAGCGGTCAATCGCATCCTGCACCCACTCCGCCACATCCGCACCGTCCGGAGCATAGCGCTCCGGCTCATCGAACGCCTTGCGAAGCTGTTCCATTTCCTCCTGCACCGCATCCGGCTCCATCAAAAGCACGCCGGACTTGCCAGAGGCTTCCCCACGAATCTGCCGGAACATCTTAAGTGCCCGCACCTGCACCGCCTGCGAAGTTTCCGCCAGCCGATACTTCAGGCGGCCGGCAAACTGTTTCGTCAGTTCGAAAACCTTTTCTACCTGCGTATCCAGCGTTTCCTGATCGCGCGCGTCAAACATCTGCTGCAACATCGTTCCGGCCTTGGAATCCAATGTGCTCATCAGCTTCGCATCATCCAGACCGCGAATCTTGCGCTCCAGCACATCGCGCCGGAATCCATACGAAAGCTCAGAGGCGGTATGCCCCAGCACGTTCTGCAGCGTCTTGCGGTATTCCGCCACGGCCACCGGCGAGCGCATCGACTTGAGAAGGTCTTTTTTGGGATCCAAAACCCCCTCTTTAGTCAGCTTACGCACCACGGCTGTCTTCATGCGGAAAAGGAAATCGTCCACTTCCGCCTTGTAGATCGTGCCGGTCGAACCATCCACCCCAAAATCCGGAAGCGTGCCCGCGTCCACCGCCTGCTCAAATTCCTGATCCGTCAGCGGTTTCGGCTTCACCGTCCGCTTCGTTTCTTCCAGTTCCAATTTGTCCAGAAGACGGCGCACATCCAGATTGTACTCACGCAGCTCATCGGTTCCCATGCCGGGGCGCGTCGTCAAAAGCGTCTGCATCGCCCGTTCCTGCTGGCGGCGAATTTCATCAAACGCCTGCTGCGCCAGCGCACCGCCGGTTTGCCCTTCGCGGTAGATCCCCTCCACCTGCCGGTTAAACCACTGCCGGGTTGACTCATCGCGGATAAACTTCGAAACGCTCTGATTTGTCTTCAGGCTCTGCTTACGAACAATCGCCTGCTGCGCTACTGCCCGCGCATCCTCCAGCACCTGCTGAACCGCCGGTTTCGACGGAGAAAGCCCCTGACTCTTCAGCAATGCCGATACCTCAGCCGCCTGCTCTTCTTCCGTGCGGGCCACCATCTGCCCCTTGTTCTTCCCCTTGGCAATCCGTTTCACCTGAAAATCGCCATTGAAAATCCGATAGGCAATATGAACCGCCGTTGCCTGATACGGATCCTCCGCCTGCTCTACCGAAAAACGGATCGTATTGTCCCGGTTGACACCCAGATGCTTCTGGAGTATCTTATTGACTTCTGGACGGCCCTCCGCTGTCAGATTCCTTGTTGAGATTCTTGGGAGATCGGGCGGAGATTGGCCGTCCTTTTCTTCTACAGCCATCTCGTGGTTGTAAAAATACCGTCCGCCTGAATTTTTTTGAACCACCAGCCCGACCGTGTAAACAACACCGGCAACATCTGCCTTTGCCGCAAGAATGTAATCCGTTGTGGTCGGGTTTTTATAATTCGGCATCTCTTCCAATAAAATCGCATGTTGCAACAGCTCCGAAAGAGCCGCCACCATCTGGAATTTATTGACGGCGCCGCCTTTGGATAGGCTCCCGCGCAGATGGTTTCTGGAAATGGTCACATCATGTCCAAGTGCTGGCGTAGGATGCGCACCGAACAGTCCGTTTTCTGTTCCCCATTGCTCAACTGTGGCAAACAGTTCCGAAAACTTTTTACCGGTGTTGCTGAATTCCCCGATTTCATTGCCGGTCAACTTAATCGGACTCAGAGCGGAATACTGTTCCCGCGTAACAGAAAACCGCACGTCACCTTCGGCCGCTAAAAGATGGGAGGAACTTCGCCCCTCAGAAATATCAATGATTTTACCGTCACGTTGAACTCCGCGCGTGGGCGTGTCGCCATACGTTGGCGGAGGAATGAAGTTGATGCGAACGGATGCAGGATCTATTCCGTCAACCAGCCCGAAAATGTCGTTGTCGGATAAACCGGCGGCGACTTGTGAGCCGTACCACTCTTTTCCGAGGGTCTTTTTGGCTTGGATGTAGTCGGCAAGGGTATTGATAAATCCGGTAACTTGCGGCTCCGGGTTTTTGGCTTCGTCGAGATTGTCCGCGTATTGGACGGTCGCCCACTTGCCAGATTTTTTGATTTGGGTTTCATAGAGTGCGTCCCCTTCACGGTCGACGTTATACACCCGCACCCGCTTATCTTCAAAGGCAATACTATTGCGGACTGCATCCTGCCATCGATCACTAGCCCACGCGATGGAATAGCGCGGATCAGCCAGAAGCTCATTAAATTTATCCGGTCCGATTTGGGCCATCTCTTCCACCGAGAACCTTGTCAGCTCATTCATGGCCGCATGAAACTCAGACTCTGAAATCTCACCGCGCTCCAGCTGGTCAGCCAACAGCTGTTCCTCGCTGGAATTTCCGGCCGACGATTGCTGATTGATGATTTTTTCAGCCTTTGTTTCGAAGGCTTCCAGATATGCCCGCAGTTCATCCGTGGAATAATCCGCCGTTTGCCCGCTGAGCGCGGCGACCTGATCGGCCAGCTCATCAAGCGCCAACCCGGCCCCTTTCTTCCCGCGAAAGCGTTGCGGAATCGCCGCATATTCGTCCGGAAGCGGCTGGCCGGGTTTCATTTCCGGCATCTGCACTCCGCCCTCTTCCAAAACCATCTTGATAATCGGATCGGAATCGGCCATCGCCTGAATCCGCTTATCGGCCTCTACCTTTGCCGCCTTCCGTCTTCTGTCTTCCGTCTTCTGCGCGGCCGCATCCGCTTCCGCTTGGATCGTTTCGACCAGTCCAGCATCTTTGACCGCCCGGCCCTTTTCGTTGACCCACTGCCCGCCCTGCCGCGTGTAGGCTTTGCGCTCCAGCTTGACGGTCATACCGTCCGGATAACGTCCGTCGAACCCCTTGGCATAGGCCAGAATGTCTTTGGCCGTGCGCGCCACGCTACGCGCCGCCACGTTCTCTTGCATATCCAGCCCCAGCTCTGTGCCCGCCCAATCCTTAAAACGCTGCCAAACGCCCTTTTCCTGCTCCGTTGCGCCCAGCTCGCCGCTCTGCCCGGCACGCCCCACCAGCCGCGAGAGATATTCACCCACCATCTCAGCATCCGACTGATTGTGATAAAACGCCGGAATCTGGCTTTTGATGAAGTCAATCCCCAGCTCATCCTTCACACCGTCCAGGAAGCGCTGCGCCTTCGGGTTAATGTCCAGACCGCGATGCCCGCCCGCCTCGTGCCACCACTGGCTCATAGCATCTTTGGAATCCGTCAAATTCTCTTCCACCATCACAATCCGCCGTCCATCTAGATTGACGGCCTTGATTTTCTCACCATTGGCAACCTTCAGCTCCGGATGCGCCGCCAGCGCTTCTTCCTGCGTGCTGTAAACCTCTGTGTTGACACCCAGCGCATCGCCATAGGTCTGCATGGCCCCCTGCACCAGCCCCATCTTCGGGCCAACGGATACATCCGTGTCATCATTCTGATCGAGCTGCGCAGAAAGCTGATCCTGGTACTGCTTCACCCCGGCCTGAATCCGTTCCTGCACCGCATCCTCCAGCTGAATCTGCGCCCGAATACCATCCAACGCATTCGCCGGATCTTCATAGCCCTCTTCCGCCAGCGTCTTCATCAGCTGTGCTTCAGAGTTTTCAGCAACATCCACCCAAGTCCCGTCTGGATTCTGCTTCGGAGTGATGACCGATTGGCCGGGTTTCGTTCCTTCCCCCTGCTGTTCAAGAAGCCGGACGGCTTCCGTCAGCTTCGCCGGATACTGATTTGGCCGCGTTCCCAGCTCATCCATTGCCCGCACCGCCCGCCGCGCCTTCTGCGCCGATTCATAGACATCTACCGGACTGCGTACATCGCGCACAGCCTGCCGCAGTTCTTCAGGAATAAACGACCGCAAAGACCCATCTCCGATTGCTTTGCCAGCACTAACACCAAATCCACCAAATCCTGTTACAAATGGCATAATAAACGTCGCCTGCACCGCATCGTTGACCGCGCTTTTGATATTCTGATCAAAAGTGATCCCTTTGGAATCGCAAAAAACACGCGCGGTTTCCATGGCCGCAAATTCAATGCCCGCCTGAATGTACTCTTCGCGCAGTTCCGGCCAGACCGCCCGGCGATAATAGTTGCCAAATGCCTGCATAAAGATGCGCGGGGCGTTCTTTTCGCCGATGAACGGCAGCAGACTCGGTGCCTTACCCAAATGGAACGCCTGCGAGTATTCCGTCATCGCATACGGAACCGCCGCAATTCCGGAAAGCAGACGCGCCTGAGAGAGCGGCATGTCGTTCTGATACACCAGCCTCTGCTCCAGATCACCCTGAAAACTGCCATAGGTGCTGGCGACCGTCAGACCAAACCCGACCACTGGAATCCGCGACACCAGCGCCAGCGCTGCCATGTCCACCGTGGTACCAATCGCCGAAAGCGTTAATTCCTGCCACCCGTCAAGCTGATTATACTGCGGATCCGCCAGCGCCTTGGCTCCGTATTTCAGCCGGTCGAGCTTCGCCTGCCGCATCGCTGGAGAAATGACCGTTGAAAAGTTCTGAAAATAATAATCCTCGATCTTCTGCCGCGAGGCTTTGTCCAGCCCGCCCTCAATCCGATTTGCATCCACCTCTTTGCGAATGATCTCGCGCAACTTCTCCTCATGATCAGGCAGCACCTTGCCCGCTTCGTCAAAAAGTTCCAAACCTTGGAAACGGCTTTCAGACTCCCGCCCGATCCGCTCCGCATCGCTCGACAGTCCGAGCATGTCTACACCCAGCGTTTTGGCTGAATAAATGGTATTTTTCCAACGATTGGAAAGCTGCGCTGTGGCCGACGGAAGAATGCGCTGTGCAAAGTTTGCCTGCTCTGCCGGAATCTGTGTCATCACATACGTCCGCATCCAGCTCCAGCTATCCGAATCCATTTCAAGCAGGGTATCCGCATGCGCATTCACAACATCCTGCAGGGCGTCATTTCCGACCCGCGCCGCATTGATCATGCTTTGACCAATCATCTCTTCTTTGCGCGTCAGCTGTCCCTGCGCCAGCTTGAATAAATCGCCGTTCGACTTCTGCAGCAGATCGATCCGCTCGCGCTCCACCGCATCGGCCATGCCCGGCTGATCGGCAGGCTGAAGCGGAAGCTGATCCTTCGTGAACTGCGTATAGTCCACCCCCGGCATATTCAGGCGAGGCTCATTGGTTCCCAGACCGGCATCCGTCTGCCGGCCAAATTTGCGGCGCTTGTTTTCGCTTTTTGCCGCCTGATCCTGCTGCGTCTGCACATCCTGCCGGTTGAATTCCTGCAAGGGTGTTTCATCATAAATCTTCGCCATGCGCCCAAGCAGTTCCTTCTCCGCATCCTCCATGCTCATCGAGCGCCCGAAAGCCGTCTTTGAAATCTGCTCAAACGGACTGACTGCCCGCGGCGCGCCAGGAGTGAACTGGCTTCCAATCTCTAGCGCATCGCGCTCTTTGTATTGCTCCGGAGTCCAATCCTGCACACCGCCCACATCAATCCCCATCGCCTCAATCGCGCCCAGCACAAACCCGCTGCGCTCTTCCGCCGGATTATACTTTCCGCTTTTGGCGTACTTGTAGAAATGCTCCCAGCCCGCCACTGGAACCGGACTGCTATCGGGCTGATCCACCGCCGTCGCCGGTTCAAATCCTTTGGGTAAAACAACGGGCTCAAATCCTTCGGGTAATTTCATGCCTCAATCTCCGTTTCCAAGGTTTGGAAAAATCACTTTACCGCTTCGCGCGTGCCGTCGTCATACACCCGCTCGACCACTACGCCATTCACCCGACGAACCCCGACAATCTGCCGGATGATTCCGCGCGAATATTGCCCCTGCGCCTTCTGCCGCACCGACTCAATGCCAGACTCCGCCGGAGCCGCAAACGACCGCTGAAGCGTCGTTTTGAACCGCTGAAGATCATCCGTTCTCTTTAAATCAGCAAACCGCCCCGTCGTGGTATATTGCAGACGCTCAACAGGAGAAGGATCATTTTTCTTTACCCACTGATCATAGACCGACTTCTCTAGATCAATTTGAATAAGCTTTTCGTCTTTGCTCCAGCCATGCCCCCATCCGGTTTTAAAGTCCTTCCCCAGCGCATCCTCAATCTGCGTTTTTACCCGACTATCAACATCATTTGCATCCGTCGTGGTTGCGCGCTCCAAATTATCCCGCAGAAATTTCTTAACGCCTGGATCAGTAAATCCTTCAATCCGCCGCGCCCAACCCAACTGCTGCGCCCGCCCGACATCCTCCGCCGGATTATATCCAAGCATTTCCTGCCGCAACTGAAGCGCCGCCGGTTCTTCCAGCTCCGGACTGATCTTTTCAATCTGCCCGCTTTCCAAACTCTGGACTGTTTCTGCCGTCAATCCCATACCGGCGCGCTCCGATGCTGTAGGAGCCCTGCCGTTCTGCACAAAGAAGTCCACCACCGCCCCATTGCTCTGCGCCTGCGCAGCCGCCTGCTGCGCTTTAAACCGCGTCTGTGAGTCAGCCGCCGCTTTCTTCGCCTGATTCACAAAATCAGACCGCTTTCCATCCGGAAGGTGTTCAAACGCGCTCCACTTCCCGTCTTTCTCTTTAACGGTCATGGCTTTTTCAAACGCCAGCGAAGCCGCCAGCGCCTTGGCAGGCTCCATCCCCTCAATGGCAACGATGTTGTTTTTGGCAACCGTCATATCCATTTCAACAAAATCGGCCTGCATCTGAATTTTAGCCTCTTCCGCCGTATAGGTTCCGTTTTCCCGCATGACGGTGACGCCCTGAATAATCCCGTCAGGATTCCCGCTCATTTTTCCGTCATAACGCGCCTGCATCGCTTTGGCGTTGCTGTTGCGCTTTCCCACCTCGGCAATACGCCGCTCGGCCGACGTTTGGAATCCGCTCTTGAGTGCATCCCCGGCGCTGATCATCTCGCCGCGCTGATCGTTCCAGCGGATATTTGGCACACCCTTTTCATTCTTACCGCTTATCCAGCTGCCAATCCGGCTGTGCGCTTCGTCCCAAATCTGCCGGATTTCATTCGGATCATCGGTTTGGGATGCCCGCTGAGACGCATCGGACTGGATGGACTGCAACTGCGTATTGAACGCCAGATTATCCGCCCGCAGATCGGCCTGCTTGTTTTTGGCGGCATACTCCGTGGCAATGTCCGCCACCTGCCCGCCGATCTTGCCAATCACCGCCGCTCGTTCCTGCACCGCCCGGAAACGCCCCATGCCAAAATCACCCGGTACCGAAGTCGGTTCCGGATTGCGCTGGCTGTAGTCCACTCTCAAATCAATCGGTATCCGGCCCATAAACTCACCCCCAATTAAGCCACTGCAAACAGAGAATTCCCGCCAAACGACGCATTGTTAATCCCGGCTCCACCACCGCCGCCGGAAACAACCGTTCCTCCGGATCCACCGGCAGAGGCTCCGCTTCCAAATCCGCCCGCCGCCCCAAACGAGGCCGCCGACATCGCCAACGATCCGGCTCCTTTTACCAGCGTCGTTGTGGCGCCATAGTTAGCCATCTCTTTATCAAACTGACCCTGCTGGCGGATTAGAGAAGCCCGCTCCATCGACCGCATAAAGCCGGTCTCAACAATCCGGTTTCCTTCCAGTGTGTTGAGTTCATCCACCTTGGCCTGCTCTTCCAGCAGAAAAGTGGGCGTTCCGGTCATCAGCAGACCGCTGTTTGCAAACTCCGCTTCGATGGAGGCCCGCTGCATCCGTGATTTTTTGCGTTCCTGCCGTTCCTGCTGCGCACGACGGGCCGCTTCCTCTTCGGCCTTCATCTCTTCAAGCTTGGCGTTATACTCTGCATTATATCCGGCCTGCTTACCGGCCTCCTTCTGCGCCATATAACTCATCGCGGTCGATGCGGCCGTTGCGGCCGCCGCCGCAATCATCAGCCCGATAATGATTGCATCATCAATAACGAACACACCCAAATGGAGAAACGGATTCAGAAATAAAGAAAAGAGTCCCATATCAATCCTTTGTGGTTTGACGGTCAATATCGATCCCGACCGCCAGCAGGTTAAAGGGTTTCGTTCCAGAGGTGCGGATTTGCAAAGGGGCCTTTTCGGTAGTGCCGGACTGAATCAACACCTCCCGCTTACCGGTGAACAGCGCATCATCATCATATTCAATCGGCGTCCAGTTTTCGCCTTCATCCAGACTCACCTCCCCGCCCTGCGAATCCTTGACGTACAGATAAACCTTCGTGATCCGATAGCGCGGATCCTCCAGCGCATTCGGCCCCTGCACCAGACTGGTCGGCTGAATCAAAGAAGTCAGAGTTTCATCCGTGCCGCCCTGATCATCCGCGAACACCTGGTTGTCATACGAAAGCCGTTCCATCTGGAACGTGTCTCCGCGCTTTGTGCAAATAAACAGCGTGTCGTTTCCAAGGGTTGGAATAATGCAGCCGCTCACCACATCCGCACCGGCCAGCGGATGCTTCGCCCAGCCCATAATGTTGCTTTCTTTGTCGTAGGTGAACGAAATCAGATCATCATCTTCCGTGCCCGCCCAAATGACCGGGAACGGGCTCTTCTGCACCGCCAGCCAGCGGAAGCCGCTGCCCGCAATGTCCGGACTGAAAATCGTCATGTTCTGACCGGCATAACCCCATTTCGCATCACTGAAGGCCATGCTTCGCAGCGTCTTATAGTCGCTCTGCACAAAAATTACATCTTCACCAATCAGCAGCGCCTGCAACGGTGCGGAGCTGTAGGAGTTCTGCACCTGAATTTTCGGAGGATTCACCCCGCTCATGATGGTATCTGAATCGCGCGACCCGGCGGAATACTCATTGAAGTCCGTTCCGAACAGCAGCTCCCCTTTGCTCGCCAGCCAGCAGAGCCGCGTTGCCCGGTCAGCATTGGCCTGAATGGCAATCGGAGAGGTTTCCAGCACGCCATCCGCGAAATTATCCCATCCATTCACGGCAGAGCCCCAGACCATGAACGGCTGGAGCTTTGATCCACCCAAAATCAACCGCTCATCATGGATGCAAACAACGCCCGGATAACCGTTGGCCTCATTGAATGCCCCAAGCTTCCAGTTCTTTGTCTGGAAAAGCTTCGTCAGCGCCGTTTCAGGACTCACTGTGACCGTCCGCTCATCCGTTACCGCCGTGATGGTTCCAATAAACGGAGTGCCTTGCGGAAACTCCAGTTGCCACTTACAATTTGTTCCGCCTGTCACCGTCTCATACGTCTGCATCAGCACGCGCAGCACAACCAGCGGCTCTTCAATATCTCGCGTAATCTCTCCGTTGTGATTGCCGCCGCCGCCATTGATCACACCAATGGTTTCCCATGTCACCCCGCCGTCCACACTCTTCTGCAGGGCCAAAATCCCGCCCCAAACACCGCCTTCCGTGCGCAACGTAACCGCCCCATTGCTATACGCAACTGGGTCGGAATTTTCTCCAACAGCATCAAAAACCCCATCATACGTCTGCGCAATATTTACCGCGCAAAAAAGCTTCTGCCCGATATTGTCCGAGGTGAATAGATCATCAGACGATTTCAGCGTTAGTTCGCCGGGATTCGATGTCCTGCGCCACCAATCTGTTTCAATGGCCGGAGCCACAGGAAGCGCATTGCCAGTGTTGGCATTTTTTATAGAAACAAAAAACTGATCCCCGCCATTTTTTCCAACTGATTCATCTGAAAACGATGTTGGAAGTGGGTAATCATTAACCCATGTATAGGTTTGATTATCGGTTGATCTTCCTGTGTTTACTTCAATATAGCCAGTACCAATGCGCTCTACCGAATATATGCCATTAATTGGATACGCTTCTCCGGAAAATCCTGAAACTTTTACAACATCTCCCACTAAAATAGTATGAACTCCAATGGTTAGACGAAGAAAGTAAAACGACCGGGTGTAACGATCTCTTGATCCAAAGCGTACGCTATACCAAAATACATAAGCGGCGGCAGTTACAGAAACATCATCTACACCTGAATGAACCACATCGCCTGCCGCATACGTCACTCCAGCATCATATGCCTCTTTTTCGACGTATAGCGTGGTCTCATCCACATTCCATGGAAGAAACGGACCGCCTTTCATCACCGCATCTTCAATCCCCCAATTATCATCCCCGTTACGCACCAGCTTCTTCAACGGATAGCCGTTGTGCGACAGATACATCACATCGTTTAGCTGTTTGGCGGCAAGTTCATGAAAGTTCAGCGCTGCATAGTCGCAATCCACCGTGTCTTTTAGCGTGCCTTCCGTATCAAAAATTTCAAACCGGCTCCATGAATCATGCCCGTCCGCCGCATAACTGATCAGAGCCGCCACATACTGCGCATCCCGGTCATAAATGAAGTCAAAATAACGAATCGCTTCTGGAGAATAAACCACCGCCTCAACCGTAACCTGTCCGTGCTCCATCAACTTTTCAGACGGAGGACGGCGCATCACACCGCCATAGGGCGTCGGTAGGAAATTTTCCTGCACCAGATTTCCCTTGTGGTAATGCTCCAGATCAGACCGGTAATGCAGGTCCGCTCCAAGCACACCGCCACTCAGATTATGCCGGAAAACTCTCATTCAGCCGCCTCATAAATTATCGTGAAGCTGATTCGATCTGTATTTGCTAATGCAAAATTCGGGTTTTGTCCGATGGCTTGAACAGAAGATTGTTGATTATAAATTACAACCGATGTGGCTGATGATGGAATTACAACGCCTGGATAATCTGACACCCCTGCATCAACAATAACCCCCGATCCAATCGCAATTTCTGAGGAATAAAACGCCATTGCTGGAAGTCCGGATATAGTAATTGTATTTCCTCCTGTACCCGTTCCTGTAACAGTACAGGACAGCCTCGCAGTAACTTGATTCCCAATCTTTATGTATTTTGCGTAGTTCACCGTCTTTGAAATATTTGTCGAAGCGCCCTGCGAAATGGTCGGAGCCCAGATTGTGAAAGCTCCAATGCTTTCAAGCGGTGCATACGCTAAGTCGTGATTATGTCCCAGTTGCGAATATCTGCTGTCATGCAGATGGTCGATCAAGGCATAAACGCCCGTGTGCAGATGATCGATCAAGGCATAAACGCCCATGTGTATATGGTCGATTAAGGAATACCTTGCGTCATACCTGTCATCATGATTGTGATTAATTGCACTATAGTCTGCGTCGTGGTTATGCCCCGGAGCAATCACCCCGATCACCCGGTTGAACGCATCCTTAGCCGCTGAAACCAGCCCGCTGCGCGTCCGGCTGTAGGTTCCACGTGCGATGCGCGTGCGCGGATTCTCATTATCAAAACTCCCGACTTTCTGTGCCCGCGGGAAAACCACCTTTTCATACTCTTCCAGCAGACCGTTATAGCGCTGGATGTTTTCCGTTAGCGGCATGCATATTTCCAGTGCCAGCCGGAAATAAACACATTTCACCAGCAAGCCGCTCCACTCCGCCGGATTCTCCGAATACCGGATGTACCGCAACGGGAAATTTTCGCTCACATCGGTGAATAGATAGCCGTTTTCAATCACATAGCTCTGGTCCCGATTGCTGGCCGGCCGTAAAAAATCACTCGGCAGAGTGTACTGATACGTATCCCCGTTCTCCGCCATCGGAATTTCCAGCTCGACCGAGGCCGTCAGCTCTCCCCACCGGAATTCACTCTGAACCTCCCGGATGATCTGATAGATAAAAAGCCGCACTTTGTCGGCCACCGTGCCCGTATCCGTTTCGATGTTAGCGAATGTCTTTTTTTCGCCTACTTTTCCAACCGCCAAATTGGCCACTTGTTCCAGCGAATCTACAAAATTTTCATGTACGGGCATCTTATTCTCCCTGTTCTATCCGATTCAGTTCCGGCTCCTGTATGGCCAATAAGGGTGCAGGCTCATCCTGCAAAAAAGGCGGAACGGCTCCCCGTCCCGCCTTTCGGGTTCAATGCGTCGCGGGGTGCTCAGTCCACTTTAAACAGCACCCGATACAACACGTTCGAACTGGCCGTTCCGCCGCCACCGGTAAGCACCAGTGCATCATCGCGCACAATCGGCCCGGTCGTGATGCTATTGGTGTTTTCAGGCGTATTCAGCACAATCGGAGCCTCCGCGCCGCCAACGGTCGAAAACGAACCGATGCGGTAACTGGCTGCGTAGTCAGTTGCGTTGGTTTCCAGATCCGGCGCAAACGTCACCGCCACCGCATTGGTGGTGGTTCCGGTCAACTCCGTATAGATCAGCAGCGGAACAGCCGAAGCCGCGAAGTCCTGCGTGATCGTTGCCACATTGTTCGTATCCGGCTGATAGGCCCGGCTGATATACTTCTCCGCCTGCGCACCCAGCGCCATCACCGCCACCATCAGAATCATGATTGCTTTTTTCATCGCTTCTCCTTGTTCGTTAAAAAGTCCGCCCCGTTACCAGCGGGGCGGTTTGGGCTTACTGAGCCGCTACGATGTCACCGACCACAACGCCGAGATCATCGATGCGCTTGAAGTCTTCTTTTTCGCGCATATAAACGAGTTGCGTATCGCGCAGCAGTCCCTGCGTCGAGGTGCTGGTCTTGAATCCGCTGTACATCACCCGCTTGATCGCCTGCGGCACCCACGCCACATAGGAATCAACCGCACCCTCGCCAACGATGGAGTTCATCATCGACTGCGGAAGCACCACGAAGGTCACCCCGTCGATGTCCGGAATGGTTCCCTGCATGAAGTGTTCATAGCTTCGAACAAAGTCCTGACTATGAATCTGATCGCGGCTGTTCTTGCGGAAGTGCCGTGCCAGCGTGGCGGAAATCGCGCAATAGATCGGTGCGCCCTTGGCATACCAAACATTGTCGAATTTTTCGCAGATCATGCTCGGCAGACTGTCCACATCCACATCCGCATACGTCATGTCATCCAGCGTCTGAGAGGCCGGAAGTGCAACAGAATGCAGCGTTTCATTGTCGGTTTCTTTGCGGCTGACCGTGGCGGCCGTTACGCCGGCCAAGAACATCGCGTCGCGCTCTTTGAAGATTTTGCGGATACCGGTATTCACAACCGAACCCTTCGGATCGGCCAAATGCTGCCACTCTTCATCTTCATCGAACGAATGACCCCACTCCACCAGCTGCGGAGCCGACCAGGTGACCATCTTGCTCACGTCATTGAACGGAGTCAGCGTCTTCTGGAAGTTCGCCCAGGTCTGGTTTTCAGAGGCCAACTGCTGATATTCTTTCAGCGTGTCTTTTTCGGTCAATACTTTGCTCGTTGCGTCATCGCTGTCCGCAGCGCTCATGCCGTTGATCCATTTACCTTTACCGGCACCGGATTCTTCTTCGCACATGTGCGCGAGAATCGAATGCGCCGGATGTTCGCCCAGCAGATCCTGCACGTTATCCGTGAACTGCTCGAACATATGCGTGTCCTGCGAGGCAAAGCGAATCACCGGCGCAAGAAAAAACGACAGCAGAGCGGCCAATGCGCTCGCCTGTCCCATAAACACTTTGAGAAACATATTCATTTTCACTCCTTCAGTTAATTTTTCAGTCAACAAACCGGGATTTCTCCCAACTCGCTCACCGTGTTCCTCCGAAGGAGGGGGCTTGCTTGCGGTTTCGCCGCCACCCGCCGCGATCCACGCGGATGGAGGGGCTTGCCCAAAAAAGAAGGGCGAGGTGTTCCCTCGCCCTATGTACGCAACCAGAATGTTGCGGATTTATCGCCCGCGCAGTTTTTCGCGCTTTTTATATAAAGCACCCTGCTGCTCAATCAGCTTACTGCGCTCGTGCGAGTTTTCCGTCTTCTTGATTTTTTCGCGCAGATCCTTAATCTGCCCGTCTACCGACTCCGCACTTTCGCGACCCGATCCGCCGGGATGATCCTCCCGAACACTGCGTGCCACTTCATCCATCATCTCATTGAAGTCCTTGCGGCCATCCAGACCGGACGCTTTCATGACTTCCATCAGTTCAGGATAGCGCGCGCCGATCCGGTCGATCCCGGCCTTGCGGTCTGCATATTCAGCACCCCATGCCTGCTTCAACTCGGCTTCCGTCACCTTGCGCTGCTCGGCAACCTGCGCCTGAATTTCAGCAATGTCTTGAGCAACCTGCTCGGAATACACATCCATCACCGCCGCCGCGTGCGCATTGCTCAGACCGGCCTTATGGAACGATTCTTTAATCGCCTTCTGCCGACCCTCCGCCAGACCGGAATCCTTGAACATCGGAATTTCATACTTGTCCGCGCTTTCCGGCGCCATCGGCAGATCCGGAAAATGCTTCATCACTTCCGCCTTGAAGGCCGCCTGCTGTTCGGGCGTAGCGTCTTTCGGAGGCAATGGAATCCCTTTGGATGCCGCCAGCTGGCGGGCGCTCTGGGCCCCCTTCACGAAATCAGGCAGTGTTTTATATTCCTTGTCCTTGTCCGTCAGTAATTCAGCTGGAAGCCCGGCCGTCTCATACCACGGCTTTGCGCCGTCGCCACCGGCAGGTTTGCGATCACCGTCCGGATTCAGCTCCCGGCTATGCGCTCCACCGCCATGATTAATCACGCCACCAGAACCGTCGCCACCATCACCCCCAGATCCGCCGCCGTCACCGGAACCATCACCACCAGCTCCGCCGTCACCGCCGCCATCACCACCTCCGTCTTCGCCAACATAGCGAACCGAACCAAGCAACAGCGGAAAAAACATCGCAAGAATAAATTTAAGCATCAGCGCTCCTTACCGTTTCGGATTCATTTTTTTGAAACGCCGGGCAATGTAGGAGCTTTTCTTCGACTCCTCTTCCAGATTCGAGCCGATCTTATCCAGCTCGCCGCGTCCGGCCGCAATCTTTTTTGCCCGCCGCTTCAGATAGTTCGACTGCTGAACTCCCGGATCACCGGTAACGGCATCGGCATCATCCTCTTCAGGAGGCTCATCGCCGCGCGCTTCCAGCGCATCGCAAATAGCATTCAAAACGTCCTTCTTCTGCCCTTCGGCCTTCACATCCAGCTTTTCGGCCTCGATGAAGTCTGCCAGATCCTTGGCAGTAACGGCCTTCACGTCCACTTTTCCGCCCAACAGCAGGGCACTTGTCAGCACAACCTTACTCATCACTTCCTCCTTTGCCTTGCGGCTTCCAGTTTATCTGATCCAAAACCCAAACCATAAAATCATTGCGGGCCACTTTGTGTTCCTGCACCCGCGCATCCGGAGCAAACAGCTTTCCGTTCATCCCAGACTCTTCAATCAGATCCTCGAGCACCCGCTTCCCGTCCACCGTGCCAAACACCTTGCGAAACCGTGCAGACCGTTTCGCCTGAGAATCACCCGCTAAAGCCCTTTTGGTTCGGCCCGTTTTCAAATTGCCACCGTTTGGTTCTGCTTCTGTGCCTCACCCACAGCTTCAATCGGACTGCCCGGCTCAGACTTCCGCTGGGCATCAATCGGCTTCACGGCACTCGCCAGAGCCTCCTGCTGCGCCTGCTTGGCCTGCGCCTCCAAAAAGGCCTTCACGTTGTCTTTATATTCCTGATCCGTGTACATCATTTCCGTGTCGACGTTCTTCGCCTCGAAAATTTTGCGGATCAAGACATCACACTTCAGCGCAGCATCCAGATACGGATTCTGTTTAATTGCGGCCACCATCTCACCGGCCTGCATCACAGCCTGCGCCAGACTCGACAGCTCCAGATCCGACAATTGCACATCCAGACGGCTCGTGTACTGCACATTGAACCCGCTGCCCTGCCCGTCACCGCTGTCCTGCAGAAGCACCGCCGGAATCTGCTCATTCAGAAGGTTGAAGGCTAGAATGTCTTCCGCCACGATTTCATACAGCGGCGCAAAAAATCCGCTGCTCAGGCGGTTAATCACCGGGCTGATCGCCTGAATGCGCTCCGCCACCAGCTGGGAAATTTCAAACGCCGTCTTGGCGCTGTTTTTGATCTGCTCAAGCATTGTGAACAGATCAACATAATGCAGCTTGTTCAGCTCATCCTTCAAAAACTCAATAAAATCGGCACTCAGCTGAAGGTTTCCACTGCCGTTATAGGTGAAAATCTGCCCCTTGCTCGTATCGCAATAGTTCACCCCGAAAGCTTCCAGCACGGCAGACTCCACCGCATCCTTGTCCGGTAGAAAAATAGGCGGGCCAATCTGCAATTCCACGCCGTCCATGTGGTCGCTCACCACCTTCATCAGCGTGCGCGCCACCGGCAGCGCCTTCATCGCCGGGGATCGACCCGAAAGCTCCCCGTCGCGCACATAAAAGCGCGGCATCAAATAGCGCATCCGGTGCGTGCCGGACTCTTTCACCTTGGCCTTCTTCGAAACCTCCACATGGATACTCTCAAACGGCATGTTTTTGCTGTCGCGCCGCTTGGTGTTGCGCTCACGCCTGCGGCGCAGCACATGCACAAACTCAAAGTTTTTATCGTGATCCTCTTTCTCGTACGCCTTGCGGATCTCATCGGTCACCTCATCCAGACCAAACTCCGCCACCGCTTCCGCCGCGCTCAATTCGTATTCCCGATAGACCTCAATCAGATTCCCGCGCGCATCCCGCACCGGAAAGACCTTCGTCGACGGATACACCAAAAACTCGTGCTGAAGCGTCTTTTCATTGAAATCGACATAGAAACACCCTTCACCGCGCGCACCGAACCCGGTCAACATCTCGTTGTACGATTCAGGAAACGGGCTCTGCTGGATCCGCCGGTGGGTTGATTTACTCAGCGCCGTATAGAACCGCGTCACCTCCGGCTGCTTCATCTTCTTCGGGTCCTGGTCGATGATGTTCCCGCGGCCCATGCTCATCGTGTTCGAAAATAGACCCGACGTCATCCGTTCCTGCGCCAGAATCCCCGTCGAAATAATCGGCTGAAGAACCTCAGAACCTTCCGGAGCCTCCAGCAGATCCTCCAGTTCCGGATTAAACAGACGGCACACATCATCGCAAACCGTCTTATACGTCGACCGCTTGCTTTTCAGCGTGTCGCGCGTTTTGATGATCTTTTCGGCAATCGTCTTCGCCATAATTCTCTTTCTTCAGGCTGAAATCAGCAATCGTAAATCTTCAATCCGCAATCCCTTAGTCGCCCGTTCTGGTTTTCAGCATATTCGCAAACTGCCCGCCCTCCATCGGATTAACCCGGTAGGTGGTCTGCCTCCCCTGCTGTTGCTGAAGCCTGCGACGCTCCGCTTCTCCGGCTGCCTGCACATCCGCGTTTTCCGGCGTAACCGGAGCGGCCGCCTTCGTCGGATCGTCTAGCTTCTTTGCCTTTGGCGTCATAAATCTCCCCTTTGAGTGTTTTCGAGCTATGTACGCAACCAGCCGCACGCGCCGTCTCAACAAACCCCATCGCTGCCGCCATTTTGATGGATCGCACGTTGTCCTCTGTGCAGCAAACATCCAGCAAATCCACCTCTTTGCTGCGCAAAATCATCTCCACCGCCAATCGGCAGGCACAAAAAACCGTCTTTGGCCGGAACTGCGCATGCGCCGCAAAATGAACCTGCGCGCTCTGCCCGCGCTCCCGCCAGTCCGTCAGATAAATCATCGCCGGATAGCGTCCATCCACCTCGATTACCACCGGACAAAATGCAATCGCCCGCGGCTTTTTCGGTTTCGGAAGAAAATATTCCATCCAGTCCTTCACATCGCGGATGAACTCCGGCAGGTGCTTCAGCGTATCGGCCGCCGCCATCTCCAGATAGACCCCGCGCACCTCTTCCGCCGTCGGCTTCAAATGAATAAACACATTCTCTTGATTCTCTCCGCCACCCAACACTCGACACTCTGCATTCATTTAGATCAGTATCTCCTCAGTTTTTTAACAACCCGCCCGCGACCCCGGTTCGCATTCACATTCAATGCCCGAGGCTTCAAATTCCGCTTCGCCCAATACCGCAAACCGTCCAGCAAATGGTTAAACCGATCTTCCGGCTCATCCGAAAAATGGCCGTCCGGCTGCTTCTTCCACGCATAATTCTCCAGCTCCGCCTGAAAATTGTTGCTGTCCCGGTGGACGTAGATCGTAAATTGCTTCAGCAGGTTAATGCCGTACTGAATGCTTCCGGCCCCCTTCTCGCACGCCTCAACCAGAAAACCGCTCGCCGCCAAATCCGCCAGCGCTTCCGCCGCCGCTGCATCCCCAACCATCAGCAGGCTGGGAATAAACTGGCCGCACTCCGCCGCCTCACGCAACCGCAGCTCCAGACTCGGTTTGTCCGGATTGCTCTGGTTCACCGTCGTAATCAGCCCCGTCTCATACACCACCTCGCGCACATACAGCCGGTCACGCAGCAGGAAGGCCCGACCGACCGCCGTGGGATCCTGAGAAAAACCAAAATCCACAAAATGCCCATCGCGCTGCGCCGCATAGAGTTCTTTCGGCCACTGCTCATCTTCCAACACATGCCAGTTGTCGAAAATCGCCCCTTCTCGCCGGGCCCGCTTCCCGAGGCCGTACACCTCCCAGCTCCACTTATCCGCCGTGCCCGCCAGAATGTTGGCCGGGGTCGGTTGCCAGCTCAGAATATCCCCGCGCGCCTCCGGCGAAATAAACGGATTGTCCCGGAACGTCGAATGGAAATAATCCACCCGCTCAGCCCCCTGCTTCAGAACGCGCTCAAACACCCAATGCACCGAAATGCTCGGGTTAAAGTCCATGATGATAAAATCATTCGTGCGGGCGTTAATCTGCCGGAACGCCTCATACGAAATTTCCGTAACCTCATTCAGCCACGCAATATCGCGGCGCGGACCGTGCAGCTTGCCAGGCTTCTGGCATCCGCGAAACCGCAGCATTGCCCCGTTCTTAAACCGGTACTCCTTGCGCTGCTCATTCCAGCACTTGTCATCCCACAAATCGAACTGATCCGGCCCCATAACGAACCGGAAATCCTCAATCACCGAATCGTTACACGTCGCCTGATCGTGCCGAAAACAGTCCACCTTCACCTTGCGCTGAAGCAAATGATACTGAATCAAATACTGTAAAATGCTGATTGTCTTCGAAGAGCCGGAAGAACCCTCCAGAACCGCATAGCGCTTGCGCGTCGCCCGGTACTTTTCCCCCGGCTCAGTCCAACCACCAAGCCGGCTCGCCGACTCAAGCAGGCTTCCTGTCCCCCGATTGATCCAACCCGAATAAGCCGGAAACGTACTGTCCGCCAGACGCTCCAGATTCACCGTCACAGAAATATCTTTAAGCTTCATCACTCTCTCCGCGATGAACCACCAGACGGAAACCGGTAATCCGTCCATCCTCTTCCCCGTCACCGCAATCCGCTTTCAATCGCGCCAGCGCCTCATCCACCCCGTCCAGCTGAGCACCCACACGGAACTTTCCGAGGTACCACTTCAGCCCATCCATCTCCAGTTTGAAGCGTACCGCCACCATCTCCGTAAACTCTTCCTTTGAGGCCGTCCGGATCTTGCGAATCAGCTCCACAAAATCATCCTCCAGCAGCGCCACCCGCACCCGGCAGGCCAGCACAAACCCCTCCGCAAACGAGCGCAGATCCACATCCACCCCAAGAGCCCCTTTGCGCACCCAGCCACTCACCGTCTTACGCGTCGGCAACCCGTCCTTCTCACAGGCATTCGTCAGGCTTTCACCACCAGCAATTGAATCCAGAATCCGCTCCGCAACCGGCCACGAAAACCCGTCTGGACGCCCAACTTTGCGCACTGTTTTTTTGTGGTTCTTTCGCGCTACAGCGCGAACATTACCCGCCTTTTTCGGAGCATTTTTCGGAGCATTTTTCACGACAGATTTTTTGTCGACAGAAGTCGGTTTCTGACCTCTGTCCCCTGTCCTCTGTCCTCTGGTTTTCGTCGTTTTTCCGGCCATCAGTTCAGTCCGTTTTGTCTGTAGCGGTTATAGGACGCGCGCGCATGCGCACACAAATTCGCGCACGAGCGCGCGTAGCGGGGTAATAATTAAAAGCGGCCGAGAATATCCTTCTCCTCGAAAAAGCTGTAGAGCTTCACCCCGTCGCCATTGTCAAACTTGAGCGGCTTTCCATCACCCGCCCGACAAACCACGGTATCCCCAGGCTTCACGGTTTTCACCTCCGGCCCAACTGCTCTAACCACCACATCACACTCCGCCTTCTCTTTGGCCGAATCCGGAATAATCAGCTTCATCTTCTGCTCTTTCATCACCGGCTCAACCATCACCGTTTTTCCAAACAACTTGATTCCCATAACCATCTCCCTCTCATTTTGCTGTACGGGCTGGGTTCATCCCCGCCCAAAAAATCAACATCCAGCCGAACCAACGCGGTCAGCTCCGCTGCCGCGACTGTTCGGCTTATTCATCTCACCAATCAGCACGGAAACACTCTTCCCCTGCTTGCGCGCCTCAAACTTCAAATCACTCTGCCAAACCAGCAACCGCGCAAGCTTCAGTCGCTCGCGCAACGAAAGACTCTGCATCTTCAAAAACACATTCAGCGCCGTCCGTCTTGCGACTTTCCGGCGAACCTCCAGCCGCCGCGCCTTTCTCAACTCATTGTTCTTGCTCATCATTTTCCCTTTCTTCGTTCTCTTCCGCTACAGCGGAACCGTTCCCATCGCTCCACATCCCCAACCGGAACCTGCTTGCGGCCGCGCCGCGTCTTGAACGTCACAAAGTCAGCATCCCGAGAAATCTCAGGCAAACCCACCCAGCTCGGAACATCAGAAACCCGCTCCATTACCTTCCGCCCGCCCTTCGAATAACTCATAGTGCGGTTTCTCCCAGCGCCTCATCAAAACTGCCATTCTCACGCATCCGCTCCATCAGCCGCTTGCGCTGCTTAAACTTCCGTTCTGAATCCAGAACCGCCCAGCGCCCCTGCTGGGTAATCGCAGAATGCGGATTGCGCTCCGGATCCAGCTTCTGCCAATACCGCACCAGCCTCATCCGGAAAAACCCCATAAACTCCTCACGCACTCCGGCAGAAAAGCCCTTCATGCTCCGCTGGCTGAAATAGCCGGCCACAATCTCCTCAGCCAGCACCGCAAAACGATCCGTCATCACACCGGCCGCCAGCGATTTCTCCAGCTCTGCTTTCAACTCCTGCTTGCAAACCATCACGCCACCCGTTCCTTTCTTCGCGGTTGACCCATCCGCTCGTTTAGCCTGGCGCACAGCTCCCGCGCCGGTTCTCGCAACTCCCGCGCACCGGGACAGAGAATATCCGTCTGCACGGCGGCCGTTTCTTCGCAAAAAATCTGCCGCGCCTTCTGCGGTCCGAACACACGCCTCAAACCCATCATCTTCGAAGTCAGAATTCCCTTCGACTTTGCGAAATCGCTCGGACGGCAAATCCGGCAGGCCGCCTCAGGCAGATCGGAATCAGGAACAGAAAAAATATCCAACCCGCGCTTACCGTCAGTTGAGCGGTCTGCACGATCTGCGCGGTACCCCGCGCCTTCGGCGCTGCATCCCCCCCCATCATTCTCATCGAACCCGGAACCTGCCGGAGAGCGAAGCGATCCGGCAGGCGGTTCGCTCTTCTCATGGCCGCGCTCGTATCCGGGCGCGCGCCTATCATGATCATGAGATGTATTCACATCTCTCTTGTGATTATGATTATGATAATGATTGTCACATGTGACGCCCGCAGGGCGCATCATGTGACCCTCACTTTCACGCGCTATTGCGCCCTCACTCTCATGGGGGGGATGCAGCGCCGAAGGCGCGGCAGGCTTAGGCGAAACACCCACACGCAAGCACAGCCTTCCACCCTCGGCGGGCATAACAAAACCCTCATCCCCCAAAGCGTCTAAAATTTTTCCCGCAATTTGCCGTTTGCACTTCAGCGCACTCTGAATCTGATAAATCAGGTCATCCGCCTCGAACACGGTACCGTCGAATTTCGACAACGCGCCGCGGGCATCCGCCAGCCGGTTCTCATCTCGCATCTTGCGCATCCGGTCTGCCCCGGCCGTCGGGGCTCCCCCTTGATCCTTCGCCCAATCCACAATCCGGACGTAATGCCCCTTTCCTTTAATAGAGAGAAGCCCGGCCCCGCAAAGCACCTCCAGCGCCTTCAATGCCCGCGCCGCCGTAACCTGGGGAGTCACACCGGCAATCCACCCCGCAAACTCATCCGCCGTCATCCGCTTACCGGACACCGACAAGCTGCCATCCGTAAAATCAAACTGCTGGCGGGAAAGCCCAACCAGCAGCAACGCCTTCAAAAAAACGGCGCTCTCCACGGCCGGAAGCCCTTGCGCCATCAAACCCACCCGCTGATGATTCAGCTGTTGAAAAAAATGCCCGCGAAACCGTCCGTTGCTCACAAAAAACCACCCTTCTATAAGGAAAGACAAATCAAGCCGGTTGTTTAGACGAACCGAGCCGCTCCAAATTCCGCTTTTCGCGCACCTCAATGCCCGCGGCCTTCAGCGCGTCCACCAGCTGTATCACCTTCTCGAACGAAGGCTCCGGCAACCCGTGCCCTTTAGAATCCGCCCCGATGTTCACAAAATCAGGCTGTGCCGCAATCAGCAGCCGGACAAACTCATCCAGATCGAAATCCATAATCGGCTCGATCGTGATGAACGTCTTAAACTCAGAATCAATGTGGATAAACGAACGAAGCCGATCAGGCCGAGATGGAGCGTTGCCTAAATCATTATCCCGGTTTGTCTCAACCGTTATCCCTATCAGGCAGCGGGGAGGAAAAACCCAAATTCCTGCCGCAAGCCGATGCGGATTCTTCGTCTGAAAGATATATTCGTTCTTGGGCCACGCGCTACAATGATCAAGAATCCGATCAATCCACGCCAGCGGCACCGCATCGGCAAACAGATCGTTACAGTTCTCAACAAAAATCGTCTTGCCGGTGCCATACTGCACGGCGAACTCTTTTTCCTTCAGCCGCAGCGGCCCGCTGTACGGCAGATTGGGAAAACGCTTCTGCAAATCCTGAATGGAGCAATACACGCACTCATGCGGACACCGCCCGGCCAAATGGGTATGCGTGTGCGTGATCCAGTCATACATATTCCCCTTGCACTTATTCAGTCCCATTTCAGTTCTCCCTATCAGGCTCTTTAAATCCTGTCGCCTGGCGCAAATCTTCGTAAATCTCCAATTCACTCAGGGCAAATGCCCGCTGTTTTCCAACAATTTCATGCGCTGTTTTCATCATCTTCTTCACGCAGAAAACGCTCATCCGGATGCGCACGCTCTTTCCACGATCTGACAATTTCAAAACCACTTCTCCGGAACCACCATTGAAACGCTCCACCACAACATCCGGATATTCCAGCAATCCCAAGCTCTTCATTTCACACCTCCCATCCGTCCGGCGCAGCGGCGCGACCGGCAAAGCCAGCCGCACCGCCCCGCCCGGATCACTCCATATCCAGCGCCACAAACCCAGATGCATCCTCAACCGGATCGCAACTGGCACACGGCTCAAACGCGCACATCTGCCGCTTGAATTTGCAACCGTCGCACTTCTCCGGCTTCTCAAAATTAGGGAATCCGGTCACATACTGGCATTCCTGGCACTCTTCGACTGTGCCGCACACCTCTTCACGCCGACAGGCTCCGCATCCGCGATCCGGATCCTCGATGCGGAAAGGATCGCTTTCCGTTCCTTCTCCGGTCAGAACATCCTTCCACTTCAGCAGCTCAACCATGCGCTCACCGAACGCCAGCGAAACGCCCAGCGTCTGCGCAATCACCGCCGGAAACTCCGTTGGATCAATTTCCTGCTCCAGCTGCATCCGGACAATATCGGCTGCCCGCTGCAACAACTGATCGCTCGGGTCAGCCTCCAGCATGGAGGCAAACTCCCGCTGGTGCTCATTCGCGGTCATCTCACGGTCTTCTACCACCTCGCCGGTTTCCACCACCTCCACGCGAAGTCGGCCGACCGCGAAATCCTTCACGATGCGCACTTCCAGCGTCACCATCTCCGTCTTCTGATAGAATTGATCATCCAAGGCCGCCGCTTCCTGCGCCAACCCCTTGATGTGATCCTTGCGCGCATCAGCGAACGCCTTGATCTCCGCCTTCAGATCGGCAATCGCCCGGTGCTTCTGGCACGCTTCATCCGCGATCTCCAGCAACCGCTCATCTCTCAGCCGCACCGGAACCGGACGCTCATCCACCAGCACATCCACAAACCGGCTCGAAACCGGAGCCCGCTGTTCTACAGGCTGTTCTTCTGCCACTTCTGCTTTTTTCTTAGCCATTTTCTATTTCCTTCCCTTGTTCGGGCTCGGCTTCATGCCCGCCCATCTCCAAAAACACCCGGCAATCCGGAACCGCCACCGGCCTTGTCGCTTTCCACTGCCCGCACTCCTTCCCCAAAACCCTGAACTCTGAACTCACCAACTCTCCAAACCCGCAATGCCAACACAGCCCCGGATTTCCCTCAAAAATGATTGGTCGATCCGCGTCCATCTGTGTCATCCGTGGTTAAAACCGCTTCCCGCCATGCCGATGCGACCTCGTTTGATTCATCGCATGTTTGGCAACAATCGCTTCGGCCACTCGCAACTTCCGGAACTGCGCGTAATCCATAATCCGGATCACCACATCGGCCAGTTCGGCCTCAACGCCTGAAAATTCAGGAACCTTATCGTCAGGCGGATTCCCATGCCGCAGAGCTTCCAGAGCTTCTGAAAGCTCGCTGTGCATCAGCGCAATCATCTCGCCGTCGTTTTTTGCTTCCGGTTTTTCGTACCAGCCCTTCGACTGCGCCACCGCATGAACATCGTGCTGAAGATCGCGAAACGAAGTCACAAAATTGAAATCATCAATGTCTTCTCTCATGACCGCACCTCGGGCTTAATCAGGTCACGCCCGGCGCAATCCCCGAAAACAACATTCCCTCGCTGCGCCTTTGCGCCATGGCGAGACGTTCCAAATAGAAAAAACCGCCGCTGCTGAGCGCACGTCAGACCTTCTTTCCGTGTATTCGGTGTATTCCGTGGTTTGCTTCCAAGCAGTTCATGAATACGCGCTTCCACCTTCTTTAGTTTGCGCTCTGCTGGACCGTGCGTTTCGCGCGCATCCAACCCGTTCGCCGCCGCCGTCCGGGTACGGCGTTCCTCAATCAGGGCGTCCACATACTCCGGAATAAGATTCACCACGGCCTGCAACTGCTCCGCATCCACTGTCGCCCGCTTTTTTCTTCTGAACATTGGAATCTCCATTCGCGTTAAAATCGTTGCACCATTCCAACCCTTGGAAAAATCCGTCTGGAAATTTCCAAGGGTTAGAAAATTGATTACAGCTTGTGAGTGCCTTCGACGTTACGAGCCATGCGGTCACGCGTACGCTTCTGAAGCCACATCTGCGCCTCTTCGATCTTCGTCAGTGCCAGCGCATTTTCACGGCAGGCAAACGGCCCGGCCTGAAACGAGCGAAGGCGATCCGCGCAGATTTCCAACAGAACTTCCTGCGTCAACCCATTCACGCCATTTTCAGGAATAGGACCATCCTGAAAAATAATGTCTGCCGATCCATCAGCCGCCGGAATTTCTTCACGCTTTGGGGCTGGAGCATCAAATCCGGTTACTCGATAAACATGATTTGCACCTCCGGCACCTGGCGCATCCATCACTTCAATTTCCAGCCGATCATTCGCCGGATTCACTTTGTGACCCTGTAGCTTTCTCATCCCATTCCTCCTTTTGTTTTTTGCGTTCTCTGCGTTCCTTCGCGGTGAATAAATCTCAAACCGCGTAATGCACCCCGCACCCGTTCCGGTTTCCGTTCACCCGGATATAAATCCGCCCATTCTTAAACCGGCCCGTCTTCAACTCGGTCAACCGGCCGGAAATCTCATTCGGCAACCGCTTCAGCGCCGAACAGAGTTCCTTCAGCGTCATCCCGTCCGGAGCCTGGCGGATCAGCTCCAGAATCTGCGCCCGGTCAGAATGCTTATGCAGACCAGCCCGCGCGTTGGCCGCCGCGCTGTTCGCGTTCCCGCCGTGCCGTCCGGAACACACATCGTTCCGGTAATCCATTGTCATCTGTTCAGTCATGGTTTACTCCTTGTCTGATACGTCCGATCAGTCCGATGCGCCCCAACTCCAAAAAACCCGCGTCTTGCCAATCCCCTCATCCCAGCTCACCACCCAGCAACCGCGCCACAAACGCAGCCACCCCGTACGGGCGCGATGAATCACGCCCTGAAATAATCCAGAGCGGCGCGGGACTATTGATTCAGGAACCACCCCGCTCCGCCCCGTTCCCGGCTTCATGCCGGAAAGCAAAAAAGCGACGGCGCGCCGAAGGCTGGCAGCTAGACCCACCTTCGACGCACCGACGCGGCACTCACCGGCAAAAGAGCCGGCCTGGCCAAAATTCTTAATCATCCGCACAATCCACTGATGTTCCGCGCATTTTTCACAGCCTGCCTTTAGCACCTGCTTGGCCCGCGGACTCTCAAGGCACAGCCTCCGCAAATCCACACACTGAATCCCCTCGTCGACCATCAGCTCTTTCATAGCTTCCTCCACAGCAACTCTCCTAATGCCGGCAACTGCGCAACCCGCTCTGTAAAATTCCTGTACCCCATCCGCACCCGTCCGCCGTCCGGACGCTTCCGCAGGTGATAACTCTTAAAACCACCCGGCCAAGTGCGCTCCACTAGAAAAAACCTCCGACCGAATCCGCCTTCAATCCGCCCGGAAAGCAATTCACGGATTTTCTTTTCAGGAACAACCCCATCCAGCGCGGCTACAACCTGATCATCTGTAAAGGTCATGCCGCCACCTTCAGTTTTTCCGTTGCGCTTCCATTAAAAACCGTCTGCACAAACTCCATTGCCCGCTTCGGTGGCTTGCTGTTCTTCACGCCGTAGCACTGCGTCACGAGTTTCCGCTTCGGATCATAGGCCGCCGCCACAAACGCCGCGTCCGGGTTGATCTTCTGCCGGACAAACACCACCACGCACTCCCCGCGCGCAACCTTGGCGGCATACTGCGACAGGCAGTTGCCCATCGCCTTGCCCTCGGCGATAAACTCAAGATCAGAGTGAGGAACCACAACCTGATAAGCCCCGCGTTTGCCCGCCAGACGAATCCACTTTTCGGCAATCGCTTCCAGCGTCCTGTTCATCTCGGCCAGCTGTTCTGCATTCTCCCGCCGCCGCACCAGCTCGGCCATTTCATGCACCTCCGCAATGCGAGCCGCATAATTGCGCGGGAAACAAACCTTCGTGTCAGAAAGATCGAGTCCCGCCTTCACGCAGTCCCGCATATAGTCGCCATAAGAGAACTTTGGAATTTTCCGTCTGGTGATGTATTTCAGCGCCTTCACCGCACAAACTTCGCGCGGAAGCCTGTAGTCGCGGAACTCCCTGTGAGCATTGATCTCGCGCCAGGCGTCATCCAGCGAAACACCCTGTTTGTATGCCCGCTGAATCACATCCAGACCAAAACGTCCGTCGCGGATCGCTTCAAGATTCCGGCTAAAAAACTGGCGGAACGCCTTATCCTTTTTCAACCGCTTCACCAGCGAAACCTTCGTGCAGAAAAAGCCCAATCCGCTTTTCGACAGAAACTCAATTTCCGGATGCACCCGATAAACTTTCAGGTAATCCAGCAAGTGGCCGTTCGCAGACTCCCATGCTGACCAACGGAAGCGGCGCGTCCGCTTCAATAATTCAGGATTCACCACCGGCGCATTGATCTTCCAGCGGCAGCGCGGAGCATACGCATCTTTTTCCCATCGGCGGCCATAACTCCAATACGGCTTCATCCCCAGCCCCTCCGGCGACCAGTCCGGCACATAACCGGAAATCGACATGCAGGCCACGTCATGCACATGAATCCACGGATCATCCACGCTGGAGCGTACAACCTCTTTCACCAGCGGAACCTCATTACGTTTGCGCGCCTTCACCGCCACCGTCCGGAGCTGCACATCAGACCCGCTCTGCGTCAGATAGTGGTAAAACCGGTTGCGGTTCGGCTGCTCTCCACCCGGGCCGAAACCCTGCGACGCATCAAACGCCAGAATCCTTTTCACCGCCGCAGTAGAAAGCGGCGCATATTCAGGAGATGCAAAGCGGCTCACGATTTAACCCCCATCTCCTCAGCTGAAAACAGCTCCATAAAAATCGGGCCTTTGGGTTTCTCCGGCGCTGCCGGTTTCGCAGGCTTCTCCGCCTTTTCTTTCTTCTGACCTCTGGCTTTCACTCCTCCGGGAGTACGGACAGTGCCGCGAGTCTGTTTTTTCGGCTCCTGAATCTCATCCTCTTCGAAGAAATGAACGATCCAACCGAACACCGTCGCATCATCCACACAAACGCATCCGCCGCCCTTGGACAGCTTACGCGCCTCATCCGTCGCATACTTCACCGCACCAGCCAGCGTCTTCTTGCCCGCGTTGATCTTCTCAGCCAATACGGCGGAAGCATTCTCATTCAGATAATCCAGAATCCGCTGTTCTGTCTGGCCATCTGCCGTCAGCTTCACCCGACTCACCAAAGACAGCCCACTCATTTGGCACCGCCTTCCAGCCACTGCAAAAGTACCTCAGCGGTTTCAAGAATTTTTAGAGTAGTCGGAATCTCTCCGGACTCTCCGGAACGTGCCCGCTCCAGATCCACCGCCACCTTCAGGCAGCACTGCCGATTCGTCGGGCCGAACGGCTCCGTCCCGCCCCGTCCATGCTGGGTGCGATAGCCGGACGCCTTCTGGCTCTTAATCGTGTACTCGAATACCGACCCGTCCGGCTTCTTCTCCGCCTCAAATGTCAGCGTGGTTCCCGCCTGCATCGTGTGGATCTGCTGATAAATATCCTGCTCGAACGTCTTCACCGTCCGAACGTCGGTCTTGGTATTGGAATCGACCGAAATTACGCACTCCATAATGAACAGCGTCCACGGCTTCACGCCCGGAGGGCTTTTTACTGGAGTCTTCGCCTTCTTCACTTCATGAATCGTCACCTTGCACATGGTTTTTTCTCCCTGTTTTTGGTTTCTTGTTTCAACTCAAGCCTCAAGCCTGTGGCCCAAAGCCTTCTTTTTCCTTCTCCCTGATAAACAGCCGCTCATCATCCGTGTGGAGATCGCAGTTCAAATCGCTGATCATCTTTCCGTAACGGTGCCAGCACACCGGGCAAGCCCCCGCCGGAGCCGGACTCTTGCTGTAATTCACGCCCGACACTCGACCCCCGCCATTTGACCCTTGCAGTAAGCCATCTGCGCCGCCGGATCGGCCGCATCCGCTTCGCGGTAGAACCAGCTAAAAATCATCTCGCCCACATCTGGCCCTCGAAACGCCGGACGCTCAGAAACCACCCCGGCAACCACCACCGGCCCCGAAAACACCCGCGCACCCCGCCGACGGTTTCCGCCTGCCTTGCGCTTCGCTTTGGTGCCCGCTGTTGGTTTTTTTTCCATTTTCAGTCTTCCGAAATCTCGACCAGTTCATTCAGCGCAAACTGCAAGCGCACCAGATCGTTATCTTCCAGATCATCCAACCGGCCCAACACGGTCATGTTTTCCATCCCGAGGCTTTCCGCCGCCGTCTCGATCTCCGCAATAATCTCCATCCGGTCTATCGTGCTCATGGATTCCTTTCGGGTGTTTAACACCCAATATCAAAAAAATTTATGCAGGTTGTAGATCGCGCTTCGGATCAAGGTGTTTAACACCCTCTCTTAAAAAACGCTCAACCACATAATTAATTGAACGATCTTCCAACTCAGCCTCGGCTGCGACTTGTTGGTAGAGCTTCTCATCGACTCTAACGCCGAGAAATCTCTTATTTTTCTTCATGATTTTTACCCTTCCGAATCGCTAATTGCTCTTCGATTATTTGAGTAGCAAGCTCGGACATAGACACGCCTTTTTCTTTGGCCAAAGCACGAAGTTGGCGCTTCAAATCACCATCAATCCACGCACCCAGCATTCGTTTATTATCTGCCCGCTTGTTACTCATATCTTTACCTTCGAATAGGTGTTTAACACCCTTGTTAAAACAACGCAACATGTATTTTCATTTTTTTTACCGTCTGTTATTCTGCCCGCGTGAACTGGATAATTCGAATGTTTAAAAAGTGCGGCGCAAGCGAACCAACCCGAACCACTCCTTGCGTAAATTGCGGAGCTACGGCCACGATGCAAGTTCTGGACTATCAAAAAGGACTTAACTATCCATGCTGTAACAACTACAGAAGGCTCGTCTTGCAAATTACACCGGGCGGCAAACTATCCAAACTTTGGAAATAACAGGAGCCGTTCTGATGTTGTACTGCAAAAATTGCGGATGCCTGATCCTTTTCGGAACTCAATGCGAAGACTGCCGCGGGAAACCTGTTCCAGAAAAATATCGTAAAAAACCTGAAGCAAAATCACCTATAGAGAAACTTATGCAATTTGAAGATCCTGGTGTTTATCATTCAGACAACGCATCAATTTTCGGGCAGATCGGACTGCTTTCAACTGCTGCGGCCTTTGCGATCAGTCCCGGATTTTTCATCATTCCGGCCATCCTGATCATTCCGTGGTTTAACAGCTGCCGCAAGTCGGCCGCCTGCGCTGGCGCTCCAATCGCACTTGCAATGATCTTGTCTCTCACCGTCGGCTTCATCGCCTTTATTCCGGCAATTCTCAAACGAATCGGAATCCGTCCGTGAAAAAACATCTTCCATCCATCGCCACAGCCGCCGCGCTTCTGCTGGCCTGGGCACCCATGCCCTACGGCTATTACCAGTTGCTGCGCATCGCCGTCACCGCCTGCGCCCTCTGGCTGCTGTTTTCCAAAGATTGGAACTTTCAGCCGCGCTGGATACGTTCCGTTCTAATCGGAACGTCCGTCCTGTTCAACCCACTGCTTCCCATCCACCTCGACCGGGAGCTGTGGGCCGTCATTGACCCCTTCACCGCCGGACTGCTTCTTTTCGTGTCCTATCGTGTTTTTTGTGGCAAAAACTCCACCCTCAAGCCTACAGCCTAAAGTCTAAGGTCTTCCCTATGAAATATCTCATCTACACCCGAGTATCACCAAAAGGCTCCAGCTGGACGGGCGGCGAAACCACCGTCACCGATCAGGCCGCACAGTGCCGCGCCTTCGTCCTTGCCACCGATCCGGAAGGGGAGGTTCTTGGCGTAGTCACTGATGAGTTTGAAAGCGGCGGTTCGTCTAAACGCCCCGGATGGATGCAGATCATTGCCGATGTCAAATCCGGCTCCGCCACATGGGACGCTCTGGTGGTGCGCCACCTCGACCGCTTCAGCCGCTCAATCTCCGATGCCGTTAATGCCCTCGAACTCTTCCATGCCAACGGAAAGCACCTCCTTGCCACCGCGCAGGGGCTCAACAGCTCGACACCATCCGGCAGAGGCGTCATCAACATCCTGCTCTCCATCGCCCAGATGGAGCGCGAATTCTGCGCCGAACGCACCCGCATGAAGATGAACTCCATCGCCGCCAAAGGGCTCTGGCCGGTCGGGGTTCTGCCCTACGGCTATAAACGCGCCGGAAAACGCGACAACCGGCTAATTCCGGATCCTGAAAAGGCGGAACACGTCCGGGAAATATTCCTCCGTTCTGCCGGCGGAACCGGCCCGCGCGAACTCGCCCGCAGCTACGGACTGGCAACCAACACCGTCCTCTACATCCTGCGCAACCGCATTTATCTCGGCAGGCTTCCCTATGCCGGTCAGGAACACAAAGGGCAGCACGAACCGCTCATCAGTCCCGATCTATTTGCCAGCTGCCAGCGCATCATCCCCGAACACGGCCACGCCCCGCGACCCTCCATGCAGAAATATCCCTACCTGCTCACCGGCCTCATCACCTGCGATTGCGGCCGCGCCATGACACCCGCCTCAGCCCACGGCCGCACACAGCGTTATCATTACTACCAGTGCACCGACCGCGAAACCTGCTGCTCCCGCACCTCCGCTCCGGAACTCGAAACCGAAGTGCTCGCCATCCTGCGCTCCATCCGTCTTGAAGAAGCCGACATCGACCGCATTGTCGACAGCATCCGCCTTGCCGCCGAAAAACGCCGCACCGCCCAGCCGGAAGCTCCCGATCTGCGCCGGGCGCTCACCCGCGCGAAAAGCAAAAAAGAACGGCTCACCCGCATGTTCATCGACGGACTCATCACGGCGGACAACGCCGATCTCATGAACAAAGAACTGGCACAGGCCACCGCAGAAACCAACCGGCTCACCGGCCAGCTGGCAGCCGCCGAGAGCTGTTGCGGCCCATCCAAAGAAGTAGAAGAAGAAATCATCGGCTTTGCCCTCCGCCTCAAAAACATCAGCAAACTCATCGACGCGGCAGAAGGGAATCCGAAAGACCAGCGACAGCTCATCACCACCTACGTCAAAGGAATACACCGCTCTGCAAATCGTTGGGAATTAACGGTGAACCTGCCCGGTTCGTCTAATGTGCCAGAATGGCGACCCAAACCGATTTTAGACGAACCCATGATGCTCTTTGAAACGGAACGCTTTACAGTGTTTGGCGTTGCGGCTTAATCCTCAAAGGTATCCTGATTGGGATTTTCCGACTCGTTCCACCAATCACGGAAAAAATAAACCGCATCCCGTGCAAGGATGCGGATTCTCTGCCATAGACCTGACAGCGTGCGGGTCATTCTTTCCACTCATTTCCAGGATCATCATCTAATATTGCTCCGGCGATTTCATTTGCCTGAATATGAGCTTGATCCAATTGAATGAAATCCCGCGCCATTCCCTGCCTTCCGAACCAGTTGCCCCGACCACGATATACTCCTGAAAATGTTCCGGCCTATTTATTCTCGTTCGTAACAAGAATTTGAACACAATCGAAATGTTCCATGAGTTGAGAGCAGTGTTTGTCCAGCATTGCCTGTGCGTCTATATTTTTCATTCTTCTGGCCCGGTTATAATAGACCCACCACGCCAGAAAACCGGCGCATCATTCCGGCGCCACTCACCATCTACTCCAAGCTGAAGGATTTCGTTCTTTTTGAAAATATGCCCTTCAGGGGGAAGGAGATCCGCCTGATCCTTCACCGGCAGAGTGTTTGGCTTTTTGCTGACGCAACCGCTTAACAGCAGTATTCCGCAAATCAGGACTGGCAACCCCTTTTTTAACAACGCGATCATCTTGCTCCTTTTGCCGATACGCCTTGTAAATAAGCCGGAGAACCAGCCCAATGATTCCAATTAGGATGGTTCCCCAGACAGGCATTGCTTACTCCTCAGCACCGTTATCGCCGTCTTCGTCCGGTAGATTCAGTGCAGAACGAATATTGGCGCAGATCGGCAATACCAAAGCGTCGTCGATCTTGTTTTCAGACTTGCGGCAACCGTCTTCGATTACTTCAATGAAGGCACTTGTTGCCTTGCGAATCAGCGTCGGGCTGACTACGCGCGCCAACATCGGGAGCATCCCGACGGCGGCTTTAAGAATTTCCTTACCCATGATGTTCTCCTTTTCCGCCGGAACCATTCCGGCAAATTGTTAATGAAAAATTGCAAATAGAGTTCCGCAAAAAATCGCAATAGAACTGACCGTTGCGAAAGCGGCCGCCCAAGTAAACGGCGGCTTTTGAACCGGAGGAGGCTTTGCTCCCGGACACAACAACATCCGGTTTCTGCACTCTTTGTCCGTTACAAATTCCGAAAACATCTGAACGCGCTGCTGGCGGATTAAAAATGCGATTGACCGCGGAACAGCATCCGGCTTGCCGCCTTTCAGCTCCTCCTCTAAACCCTCGCCTTCTTTGACAATTTCCTTCTGTTCAGATGTCATCCCGCTATTCCTTTCATCGACCCGTTAGGGCTGGCTTTCGCCGTTAATTGCTTGTAAGCTGATTTGTCACTGATCCAACGACTACAAATAGATTTGTCCCATCATCAAAAAGTCGGCCGGAAAGATTCACCGTGCCAGTTGTTACAACCGGCTCTCCGTTCTGCCGGATCGTTGCTGTAAAATTCGCCATAGATCCGCTTCCGCTGGGGATGGTGGCGCGGAAGTAGCCGTATGACGTTGGAGCTTCGACTTTAAAAACAAAGGTGGTTTCGTTGGTGACAACTTCCGCGACGGTAGCCTCAGCCCAAGCGCCGGAGACGAGGTTGCTGGAAAACATGATGGTGGGTTGCACTTCGCCGCGCAGCGTTGTTATTTCAAAGTACGGAGAGACCCAGACGAATGAGCTAATGTTGACGAGCGAGCTTTCGCTGGATAGCTCAAAGAGGATGCTGCCGAGCACAGAGAATTGCATTGTCCCGTCGTTAGAGACCGATTCAGAGCCGCCCGCAATAGCGCCCCATCCGCCAAGAGTTAGGATCGACCAGTCGCCGAGGTGGATGGTGTGACCGCCAGTGTAGAGATCTTGCGTGAGGGTGTCGCCTTCCTGCCAGCCTTCGCCGTCGCCGATTTGAATTCCGCCAGCGGTTTCTCCGTCGCCGACGCGCACATCGGCGGGCGATGTATCGGTGATGCGAACGATCACGCCGTCTGGGAGTACGGTTTCGGACGCTTCGGCGGCGGTCATTTTTGGAAGCGGAGCGATCGTCTGGTCGGCGGCAAATCCGGATAGGAATAGCATTGGCAAAATCATTATTGGCAAAATCATTTTTTTCATGGCATCTCCTACGGTGTACCGGGGCCTGGATTAAAGTTAATGAAGCCTGCGGCGGAAAAGTAGACATCGACAATGGTGTTGGTGGCGCATCCGAGGGTTGCGGCGGCGACGCGAATGGCGGCGTTGTAGCTGACGGTTGATCCAAGCCCGCCCATCGAACTCCAAAGCGTTCCGCAGAAAATTGGCGCGGCCATAGAGTCGGCAATTAGGAGCACCGGGCTGCCGGAGTCACCGACGATTGGGGCTTTGGCATATAGAGATCTCGTTGCGTCGGTGGACGAAACGATATGAGACGTGGTGCGCAACTCGCCGACGTAGGCGTTTTCGTATTGATCGACCCAAAGGGCGGCGCGGATGCCGCGATAATCAAGATACGGCATGTAAGACGATTCATCCTCCGGAAGCAATAGCGCCGGGCGGCAATCGTTTGTTGAGATTGCAGATGACAGCTTTCCGACGCACCAGTCACCTGTGTAGCTCCCGATCTTCGAGACCAGGGTGCGCGAGATTACCCGGTTATCTGAGGTGACAAAGCGAACGGTTGCGCCGGCGCCAATTTGGTAGTGGTTGGCAAATATTATGCAGTCTGATCCGATGAGCGTTCCGGCACGCAAACGACCTTCCGTGCTATTCCATGGGCTGACGCAGGTTAGATCGATGTCGGCCACCCAGCTCGATGCGTTACGCACATAGTTGGTGGCGGCGTGATCCTGCGTGGAATAAACGGCCTTGTCAGTTCCATCGGTTAAGCGGCTGTCGATCCCATTCGCAAATGCGCAGACTGCCGATCCACTCACGCAGCCAATAACAACCTGATTGCTTAGAGAACTAACAACCTCCATGACCAGATTGGTGGTGCGGCTGAAGGCACCGAGTGTAGCGGTTATTTCTGCCGTTCCACTGGAAACATAGGTGACTTTCGAAACGGTTGCCGTGGCCACAGATGGGGTTGATGAATCAACGGCTGGGCTAGAAAAATCAGCAGAGCGGATTGATGAATATGTGATATTCCAGTTTCCAGCCTTAGCTTCATAGACGTTGTTTTCGACGACGACATCATTATTCGTGGTGACTGTCGTCGTGTCCGGTATGCCATCGGCGGCCACCTGCGTAAAGCTCCACGCGAACCAGTCCGGATAAAACCACCCGCCATCGATGTCTGTGCGTAGAACTGCATTTGTTTCCAAGGTTTGGAAGTCAATCAAACTCATCCCAGAGTCCCCCAGCAGGCCGGGACGAATCGATACCGGAACGTTGCCGGCCGGAACTATTTTTGACTCAACCTGAGCCGGACATGGACGCAAAGGCCCAAAACAGAAAACCGCAATCAGCAGGATAAAAATAGAGTGTTTCATGCAGGCTCCTTATAGTTCGAGAAACGACACGGTAGAAGTACCGCCGCCAGCTGGAATAAACCGCCAGTCGCCGCGAGATGGATCAAATACATCCTTAACCGTCCACGGCATGTTCGTGGTTGCGGCAGCATTGCGGTTATAATGAACCTCATCCCCACTCAGAACGCAGGCGACAACCCCCTTATTTCCAAGGGTTGAAATACAGGTTAACCAGCTCACACCGTCCGCGCCGGTTGCCGCGCCCATCCGCTGCGCCGGAGCATTCGTTGATGTCCCCGCCGATGTCGCCATATAGGTTCGGCCGCCGCTGGAATAATACCCACCGGCCGAAACGCTGATCCCATTTGTCCAGGCCGTAACATCATTGGTGCTGATATTCTGCGAGGGAATCCCGCGCGTGCTGGCGGTGATGGTCATCACCCAGGTTTCTGCCCGAGCAACCAAGCAGGCGGCGACAATAAACAAAACGACAAGTATTTTTCTCATAGACAGAACTCCTTCTGCCTATGTACGCAACCGGCGGAACTGGATTGCATTTACTCGCTATAGTTCTTCCATGCCTTGGAAGCGTCGCGGTAGGGTGGGGCCATTCCCTTCAGTATCCGATTCAGATCCTTGAGCGTTGCGTCAAAGTCGCCATTAAACAGCTCGTTCATCGCTGCCGCCAGCGTCTGCGCGTCCGATGCAATTCCAGAGATTGGAATCATATCATCTCCGCCGAAACGCACTTGTCCAGTTATAAGACCGGACGCAATACCCTCAACAACAGAACCGAGTACAACAATTCCAGCAAACGGCCCGACAAGGACGCTGCTCAAAAGCGCCAGCGCATCTTTCTTGTCCGGCGGTTCGCCCAGCATGCCGTTCCACAGAATGCGCACCCCGTTATACAGCCCCGGAAGCAGAATATGGTTGATCAGCGTGGTTTTTGCCAACTGAGCGGCCGCCGCTTTCGCGCGATCCGATCCGTTGCCTTCCGCCTCAATCGCCGCCCGCCAGTCGCGCCAGTCAAATACCTGCTTCGCCCAAAACTGCGACGGAGTTGAAATGAACTGGCCCAGCGCGCGACCCGCGCTTCCACCGTGCCGCTGCCACTCCGCCATATTGATCAGACTGCCAGACTGCTGGCTCATCTCAACCAGCCGCCAAAGCTGATCCATCGCCCATTCCTTGCCCTCATCCGTCCGCATTCCCTGCTTGGCCGCATCGTCCAGCATGGCGCGGTAATATCCCTGCCCGAATACCAGCGTCGGCCCGATGTCACCGGCCATGGTTGGATAACGCCCAAAGCGTTTATAAAACTCCCAAACCGTCATCCCGTTTTCATTCATTCCGCTCAGAATGTCGCGATCCACTTGCGTCTGCCCAGTACGCATGCGGGTTTTTGCGTGCGGACTCGCCAGAATCTCTTTCATGGCGGCGATTCCTTCCGGAGAAAAGGCGCTGCCGATATGCGAGAAGAACGCCTGGCTGTCAACATACATAGCAAAGGACGGTAGAGAGGTGAGCTGTTTCGGGAACAGGCTCAGGTTCCACCCCAGCCGGGTTACCGCAAAGAAGTTGACCAGGCCATCAATCACTTCCATCTTGCCGCCGGTGATCGGCTGGCCGCTCAATACGTCGCGCAGATGCACCCCCAACTGATCCGAAAACCGCTTGCCGTGCGTCAGCTCCAGCGAGCGGGTCAATTCCGGATCCCCGAAGATGCCCGCGACCCGCTGATGCAGTTTTGCAAAGTTGATGAAATGCTCGTTGCTCTCCAGACGGCTCATGTAAATGCTGATGATGTCCGCACTTTCCGACAGATCGCGGGTATTGAACACGCGCGGCGTGAGCGACGGCGGAACCACCGGCATGGAAATGTTCACCGACTTAATCGGCGACCGGCGGAAATCGACCTTCGACGGAATATAAAGCGCATCCGGCGGCTGAATCACAAAGCCGGTCACCTGCTTATTCACCTCGCTCAGCGCGGCGCGATTGTTGAAATAGTATTTCCGGAACCAATCCAGCAACTCGAAGTCGGCCGGGCTCGTTTCGCGCAACGCCTGAATCATTGCCGGTTCCAACTCCAACCGGCGCGCCAGTTTGCTCCCATCCTGCACCCCGCGCACGGCCTGCAACAGCTCATAGCTGTTCAGCTCAACCCCTTTGGACGTACGGTACTTGATAAACTCATCCGGCGTCTGCCAAAGGCTCTGAGCAATATCCTCCGCCTTGCCTTCAAGTTTCACGTTTCCGGTTTCAAGTTTCTGCTCGATCTCCCGAAGAATGCCCGCCCGACTGCGAATATCCTCTTGCGCCAGCATCCCAAGCATCTGCAACACCTGAGCGCGGCTCAGCGCCTGCCCGTCCATACTGAACTTCCGGAACGCATCCAGCGGCTTCATCAGTGCCTTCAGCTCGTTTTCCGCAAAACGCACTCCGTAAATCTGCTCGATGGACTGCCCGAACGCCCGGTTATCTTCCGCCACCTTGTTGTTTTTGTGGAAATTGGCCGCCGCCAGATCAAACGCCAGCGCCTTCATCATCTTCTCGGCCTTCTTGCGGTCCGCGTCTTTTCCAAACATTGGAATTTCCAGCAACCGCTGTTCGAGGAAAAGCACCTGCGAATTACTGTCTGCAAAACGTTCGGCCACTGAACGCACATTATGCCCCGCCGTCTTGCGGCGCGGAAGCGCCGCATCCAGCGCCTTCTGGATCTCTTCGGCCTCAGCCTTCACCGCGGCCCGCCGCTCTTCCTGCTCCTTCAGCTCTGTCTCGATCCTGGTTTCCAGCCAGCCCACCGCATCGGCCCGCTCCGCTGCCTTCTTGTATTTGAACGCGCCAAAGCGATCCAACATGTTATAGCGGTCAATCGCATCCTGCACCCACTCCGCCACATCCGCACCGTCCGGAGC